CGCGCACTGGGCGCACCTGCCGTACGACTTCCTGGGACGTGTGTCCAACCGCATCATCAACGAAGTTAACGGCATTTCCCGTGTCGTTTATGACATCAGCGGTAAGCCACCAGCTACGATCGAGTGGGAATGATGTATAGATAGTTCATAGCACATCATATCTATTCGATTTCATCACTAACCCTCTGTAATTGCAGAGGGTTTTTGTTTATATCTACTCATATCTATTCACTCTACACCACATATTTCGACGGTACAGGTGACGGTATTACCCGAAAGGTATACTCTCGTACCGACAAAAACATGGATGCATTACGGGTGAATCGTGCTTACCGATACCAAACTGAAAAACCTCAAGCCGCAGGACAAACTGTATAAAGTTACCGACCGTGACGGGCTGTATGTCGCCGTGCTCACATCAGGATCTGTCTCGTTCCGCTACGACTACCGCATTAACGGACGCAGGGAAACGCTGGTGATCGGCCAGTACGGTCGTGACGGTATCAGCCTGGCGGAAGCACGCGAGGAACTCATTGCCGCCAAAAAGCTGCTGAAGGCAGGCCAGTCGCCTGCTGCGGCGAAACGTGACGGTATCAGGCAGATAGCAGGGGCCGAAACATTCGCGGTATATACCGACGCCTACATGAAATACGTCACCCTGGCCGACAGCACCCGCGCCATGAAGCAGGCAGTGATCGACAGGGATATCCTCCCGGTGCTCGGCAACAAGATGATGACTGAGATAACCACCAGAGTGGTGCGCGACCTTTGCGATCGTATCATCGAGCGTGGCGGACGGGCGACGGCTATTCAGGTCAGGGAGATAATCAGCAGCGTCTATCGGCATGCAAACGACCGCGGACACGGCCTGTTTAATCCGGCGGCCGACATTAAGCCATCATCCATTGCCATGTTTAAGCCGCGCGAGCGCACACTGTCGCCTGAGGAAATTGGCATTTTCTTCCGTGCGCTGGATAACGTCGGTGCGATGGGCACCATGAAGATGGCGCTGAAGCTGGTACTGCTGACGCTGGTTCGCAAAAGCGAATTTACATACGCTACGTGGGCAGAGATCGATTTCAAGAACTGGACATGGACGATCCCCGCTGACCGAATGAAGGCCAGGCGCGCGCATGTGATTTACCTGCCGAAGCAGGCGCAGGATCTGCTGGTTGGGTTGCAGATGTGTGCTGGTGGCAGTGAATACCTGGTGCCCGGTCGCTACAACTTCCGCAAACCATTATCGAACGCCGCGCTGAACTCGCTGATAGACCGGACCGTGGATACCATAAACAAAGACGGCGAGAAAATTCAGGACTTCACAGTGCATGACCTGCGCCGCACGGCCAGCACGCTGCTGCATGAAGCTGACTATCCCTCAGACTGGATCGAGAAGGCACAGGCGCACGAGCAGAAAGGAGTCCGGGCGGTTTACAACAAAGCGGAGTATGCGCGGCAGCGCGCCTATATGTTGCAGCAGTGGGCGGATATGGTTGATTCCTGGATTAACGGGGAGCACACCGACCTGGTGCCGTTCTCCCCGTCTAAGTTTGAGAAGTGGATGGAAGGAAAGGATTAAGCTGCCTCCCGTCTTGCCAGGCGGGAATTGCCATATGCCATAAGAGTATCGCGATCTACCGTTGTAAACTCGCAATGCGTTCTCGGGTATGGCTTCCAGATAAGCAGCAAAGATCCTTTGTTGTTACCGCTTACCGGCTTACCGGTGACCGGATTGATAAATGCCAGGCGCCCGGCGGTGATGAAGCGTACCTCGCTGGCTGTCTGGATAGCCTCCTTAAACCAGCCAACTGAAGTGTCTGCCGGTACCAGCATGACCGTGCCGATCTGATTAGCGCTCTCGGCGGCGGCCTTCTTAACGAACGGTGTGATGTCGCTGTATGGTGGGTTCAGCCAGACGTAGCCAGGCACATTGAGGTAATCAGCCCACGGCGTCTCCAGCGTATTCTGCTCGGCGGTGATGAACTTCCGGCATAGCGCGTTATGCGGCGCCGCGGCGGCATCCAACTGAAAGCAGAACTCAGCATCAAGGGAAGCGAAAAGGGCTGGTGGAGTGCGCCAGAGGTCGCGCTGGTCGAGCGGTGTTTTACTCCTGCCATAATCACCATTCAACTTCTCTGCTGGCAGCGCTGCGGCGATGCGTTCACCGATCCAGCGCATAACCGGTACTGCCATGCTATTGCCGATAGCTTTGTATCGTGGCCCGTCCGGGCATTCGGCAGCATCCTTTCCGCGCCAGCCGATCAGAGTGTGATTATCTGGAAAGCCCTGAAGGCGCTCGCACTCAATCGGCGTAAGCCGGCGCACGGCTACACCATGCATTACCGCTGGTGCAAGGTTGGTTCCGCTGCTGGCGCTGGTTAATGTCGGTGATTGCTCTTCCGCGTAACCAATGCCACCCGCTTTAGCACCCTGTCCTGCCTTGAATGCATACGCAATAGCTGGCGGCTGGCCGCTATTGGCATGGCTTTTATCGTGGTTTCCTGCGCGAATCGTTGGCGATAAATCCGACGTAGCAACATCAATGTTTCCACTGGTATTTCCACCGCCGAAAGCCACAACTGGAACGCCTCTCCCGGTTCCGTCCTCACTACCATCAAACCCTTCACCCTTTAATGTGTGGCTAACGTCACCATTAGCGCACTCAGCTATCAGGTGTCCTGCTTGTGCCTGATTGTCGTAAGCGCCACACGTTCTAACGCCTCGTGCAGTAAGGGCGGCAACAGCCTTTTGCGTTTCTCGGCGCGGCGCAGAATCCCGGCGCACGCTGTCGAACTCAAAAAGTACTTCTGCGGGATAGAATCCTTTTCGAGCACTTGCGACAACGAACACACGTCGGCGTCGTTGGGCCACTCCGAAAAATTGAGCATCAAGGACGCGCCAGGCAATAACCCTTTCTGGTCCAGACACACAACCTGCGTGCGTCCATTTTCCCCCTGCTGGCTGCAACTCACAGCTTTCTCCGGCAAGTCCTGCCAGAAAGCACCCGAAGGCATTGTCTTTGCTGCTGAGCACGCCGGGGACGTTTTCCCAGACGATAACTGCTTCTGGCTCACCGCGTTCGCGGCGCTTTGCGTCGATTGCATTGGCTAATTCCACATAAGAGAGGGTTAACTGGCCGCGGTCATCAGACAGGCCTTCACGTAAGCCGGCGATGCTGAATGCCTGGCAGGGCGTACCACCGACCAGAACATCAGGCGCTTCGACATCACCAGCGCGCACCGCATCGGCGATTTTGGTCATGTCGCCAAGATTGGTTACTTCTGGCCAGTGATGGGCGAGGACGGCTGAGGGGAATGGTTCGATTTCAGAGAACCACGCAGGTTTCCAGCCGAGAGGTTCCCAGGCTTTGCTGGCGGCTTCGATACCGCTGCACACGCTTCCGTATTTCATTCCGCCACCTTCTTACTGTTCATCAGCTCAGCCAGGCGCTGAGCCTTCAATGGGTTTCTGATAACCTGTCCACCGGGCGCTAACCACCCTCGGCGCATAGTTGAATAAACCAGTGTCACGCTGCCCACGGTGATCCCGTCGTGTGGATTAGTCATACACCACCCCGCGACATCCGATCCCGCTGTAGTCCAGGTGCGGGGTGCGGTTACCTTTGGTGATGCACTGCTGGCGGCGTACCGCGATGCGGGCGCGCTCAACTTCACCAACAGCGGCATCAAGGCACTGTAGCCAGAGACGGGCTGCGATTCGGTAGTGCCCGCGGCGTTCGCGCTCGATGGCCCGGCTTTCGATCTCCATTGCTTCCGGCGTTACTGCCACCACTCTTTCAACACGGCGCTGCGACACGTAGTCTTCGTGATAGCGCTCAAGCTTCGTCTTTTTCATTTGATCCAGACCTCTCAACTGATTATCGCCGCCAGCCACATCAGGTAGGCGACCACGGCCAGACACAGGTAAACATCTGACCATCTGCCGATATGCTTCTTCATCGCCGTCATGCAGCTGCACTCACGGCAGCACCCTTCACAGGCCGATACTTCCGCAGCTCAACCGGTGGCTTTTTTCCCTGGAATTCGTCCGGGCTGTTCTTCCTGCGATCGTCAAGCCACTTCTCCACTTCTTCCTGGGTCCATGCCACTTTCCCATCGGTGATGTACCAGCGTTTCGGGAATTCGCCATCACGCTCCAGTCGGTCAATCGTGCTCCATGACAGTGGCACCACCTCAAGGAGTTTTTTCTTACTCAATGCACCTTTCATAACTATCTCTCCTGGTTGCAGGTGTGGCGCCGTGGCGCCACGGTGGTGATTACATAGGGACTTCGTTCAGCTCATCGCGGCGGATGGTGTACACGTCAGTGGCTTTAGCCAGGCGGTCATCATCGTTAGCGAGCTTGCTGGCAACGTATTTGTATGCCTTATCCAGATCCTTCAGCGTGTTGTAGTTCATCGCTGCGTCAGTGAAAGCGCACAGAATCTCTTCTGGATCGCGGTCATCACTGCTCTTTGTCTTCTCTTCCTGGTGCTGCTCAGGCTTGGAGTTGATCAGCTTGTTCATGCCTGAGGCGGTGGCTGGTGCTGGAGTGATATCGCGCTCAACGCGCGGTGCCGTCTCCTGCAATTCGTCAGGGGTGTACACGCCCATGATTACGTCTGGGCAATGCAGGCGTGACCAGCGCTTTGTCGCCAGGTATGCGAGTTGTTGTTTCGGGTCGCTTGCCCAAAGCGTTGAGTTTCTTACCTGAGCCTGAGACAGCATTAACTCAAGCACTCGAGGCTGATCCTCTCCCTTCATGGTTGCCCATACGCGAACACCGCAGCCTTCTTCGTCTTTGAGGGTCCAGCCTGGTGCGATATATGGGTTGCCGTTTTTGGATGTTTTCTCAACAAACTTTCCGATCACGCCTTCCCAAGGCCCGAACCACTCGTAGTTGATGCGATCTTTTGTTGGCGACATGGTTGAGATAACTGCGTTTACTAATTGGGCTTCATAGCCGAGCGTGCCGCTCACAACATGGGTTTTCTGCGCGACGGCGAACGGGTTCATTCCCCATTGTGCAGCCTGCATTGCCACAGCCATGCAATCAGCTGGCTTACCGGCGAGGTGAGCCGGTACCGTTACGCGGCTTTGCGCCATTACTTCGGCGAATTTCATCAGTTGGTTTAAGCCCTCTGGGCTGAAAATTGTTGCAGCAGTGCCAGCGATTGCTGTGTCTACTGGCGCATTGATGTTTGCGATGTCGTTGCTCATACGTACATATCCTTTTTGCGTGCCCACTCAGGGCGTTTAATAATTTCAAATCCACCCCATTCGCCAGACTCACGGCACTGGTGGTAGGTATTCAGATCCCGGCGGAACAGCGAATGCCCGTCGTCAACATCCTGTGCATCCAGCTCAAACACTCGCACCGGGTAGCGTCCGCAATCGATGGTTTCGCTTACCGCCAGGAAGAAGAATCCGTGCGGCTCACCGGTGGTCTGCTGCGCGCCTTCACGGTACATAGCGTCCTGAACGTGGTACCGGAATTCCTCGATGTGGCGGGCGAACCTCTCCATGTCTGCAACCTTCTTCACGTCCAGCAGCACCGGGTGATACTTCAGGCGTTTGTCCGGACGGATGCGGCACAGTTCGCCAGTTTCCGGATCCATCCAGTAATGCGATGCTTCGCAGAAACCTTCCGCCTCAAGCAGCCAGCGCGCCGCCGGGTGGGCCATCGCGCTGTCGCGCATAAGTTGCAGCTTCCGGCCCTGTTCGGCATCCATAACAGTCATGCCCATTCCCGCAACATCATTCAGGAACGCAGCTTCATCCTCTTTGCCTGCTGTCGTGCGTCTGTTGAACTGCGGCGCCACAATAAAACGCTTGTCGAACTCTTCAGGCTCCAGCAGCAGGCAGTGCAGGGCGGTTCCCATATCCAGTGCCTTCAGCTTTTCGGTGTCTACCGGTGCTGATTTCTGCCACTGCAACAGGGCCGGGCTCAGCGCAACCATATCCAGCTGCGACTTACTCACGCCGTCGCCGGCGTGGTAATCCTCGTTGCTGATGTCGAAATAAATGCCAGGCTTCATGCCGCATTCCTCGCCGTGTCCAACTGGTCAGCCAGATCCCACTTAGCGATGATTCCGGTAAGCGCTCTCTGGAATGCAGCGAGAGCTTCTTCAAACTCCGGGTTCATCATCAGCTCTTCCAGAATCTCCTTGCGCACGCCTTTGCGCTCCAGCTCATAGAAAGGCGCCTGCAGCTGGTGGTGCTTAATGGCGTCGATCAGCTCTACCTGGCGCTCGTAGTGCATCTGGCTCAACTGGTAGTCGCTGTCGATGCTGGTCATGATTTTTTTCAGGTTATTAATCTGTTGGATGTTCATACCCACCTCAGTACTTGATGGAGACTGCAGATACCTTCCCGCTGGCGATGGCAATCAGAGCTTTCTCTGCCATTTCCTGCGAAAGACCGCTTTCGATCAGGTCTGCGATAGCCTGCCGGTTGATGGTGCGGCGATGCTCTTTATCAGCTGCGCGGCGCGCTTCTTCGTCGGCGATTCGTTTCTGTTCTGCCAGGCGTGCAGCTTCCAATTCTTCTTGTCGGTGGCGTTCCGCTGCGATAGCAGCGTTCTTTTCCTGCTCAGCTTTTTCAGCAGCAGCTTTTGCTTCACGTTCTGCTTTCTGCTGGGCTTCAATTTTTTCGCGCTCTGCGCGTTCAGTTGCTGCCATGGCTTCAGCTTCACGGCGTGCAGCAGCATCAATCTCGGCCCGTGCTCTTGCTTCTGCATCACGCTTAGCCTGCTCTGCTGCTTCGCGGCGGATAGCTTCTTCACGTTCGAGGCGTGCTTTTTCTTCTGCCTCTTTACGCAGGCGTTCCAGCTCAGCAGCTTCGTGCTCGCGCTTTTTCGCCACTGCCAGAGATGCTTCCAGTTGTTGAATGGTTGAATCCTTAGCAACACCAGCTTCTGCTGCACGTTCCTGCCAGCTGTCATCCAGCACCACGGATTTAGCTTCCTGAATACGCTGTTGAATATCAGCAGATGGAAGGTAGTTCCCTGCGGTGTCTATCACGTCAGCCAGTGCACGCAAATCCACAAGACGCTGTTGCAGTGCTTCAGTACGTGCCTTCTCCGCGTCTTCCCACTCGGTAAGTGGGCGGCGTACTTCATCGCGAAGCTGGTCGCATTCAGTCACGAATCGGCGCAGTTCAGTTTCAACCACTTTCGGCTGCTCTTTCAGGCGTTTCAGGTAATCACGGCCTGGCTTTTCAACTGCCGTTTTGCTACGTGAAACCTGAGCAGCCAGCGATGCGACACGGGCGCGGCCTTTTGCTGTGCTCAGGTCAGGAACTTCGTTGACGCCTTCACGGATCTGTTCAAGAAACTGATCCAGGCCGTTTTCTACATAAATTACCGGTGCCATATCCGGTGCAATTTCGATGACTGATAATTCACTCACTTGCTCACCCCCATATCCATTTCAGTTTTGACTGCCATCTTGGTGACAAACGCCCAGTTGATGGCTTCATGCAGAGTGCGGAACTTGGTACTCATCAGCCCGCACGCCGTAACGCAGTACCAACCGTTGATGATTTTCCACTGCATAATTCGTTACCTCAGTGTTACCGTTGAGGTAATGATTATCCGTATATGGTTTGAAGTCAATAGATATGGTTATAAAAAATTACCCAGCAGGTAATTATTGAGGCGATAAAAAAGCCGCTGATTAGCGGCTTAGTAATTGACTATTAACGTATTATTCTTGTTTTATGCCATTCTGATTGATGACAAACTGGATATAGCTTTTAATCTTTTCTTTTTCGGTTTCAGGTAACGATGCGAACCTGGACCGGTCGTACGGTATGGTTGCCGGATCTTTAGGGTGGATAAGCAACTCATAGCCGTGACGCCCGAACGCTGCAGCTAGAGTCTCAAGTGTGGCGATGGACACGCTAACTTCGTTATTCAGCATCCGGTTGATGGTGGCCTGGGCAATGCCTGATGCTTTGTGTAGTTTACCCTGTGATGACAGATCGCGACTTTCGCGCATCCAGCGCTCAAGATTATGAGCTGCAAGCAACCCGATATCGCTCGGGCCGATTGGGGAATAACCTTCCTGCGAGAGGGAATGGTCGATATCCAGCCAGTTTCTCGGTTTGTTCGCAGCGGCTTCAATTTTTCTCGCTACCTGGTCACCGATGACCTTTTTACCCAACACCCAGCGGTTAACAAGATTGGCCGGAGTCTCCATTCTTTCCGCAAGTCGTGTCTGTACCCCGTTAAACTCACGGTCAATAAGATCACTTAAATTTTTAATGCGGATTTCCTGAATACTTTTCATGCTGTGGTAAATCGCTCCATATATGAATCATTTAGTGGTTCAATTAAAAGCGAAATTACCTCACGGGTAAATGCACCTGACAGGTAACAATCCTTGATTTTTATTACCTGATAGGTGAATATTTATTATCTGAAATTAATATCAGGCAATAGCTATGAGCGAGAACGAAAAATTCGACTTCAAAAAACACTGGCTTGAACTCACACCTGATGAGCGCGATTCCTTTGCAGAAGAGGCCGGGACGACGAGTCACTACATCCAGACGCATCTAACCGGGCGCAGAAAAATGCCTGGTAAGGCATTGATGAACGGGCTATTTAAAGCATGCAAAAAGCGAGAGTGGATTAAAAACAAACCACAGATGGTAAACTTCTTCTACGAATAAAACCTCTATCAAACACCCATCAGACCGCCTTCTGGCGGTCTTTTCATATCTATTCGCACCCAGCAGGTAATTATTATCCATATATGGTTGATCTTTTTTTCATCCGCACTCAAAATCACCGTAATAGCAAACGTAAATGAGGTTGCGTAATGGAGATTATCACTCGTCTGGACGCTGCAAAGTCAGGTCTTAAGCGTTATTACACCGGTAAAAAGTGCAAGCACGGTCATGACAGTGAGCGCTACGTCTATAACGGCCATTGTGTTGAGTGCGCCATCAACTCCAGTTTGCGCCGCCAGGCGGAGATTAAACGGATTATGGACGAAGCTGCGAAAGGCAACGTGCCGGAGGTGATCTGATGGCCAGCAGCTGGATTAAGGTCGAGGTGATCACCCCTGACAAGCCTGAAATATTTCAGATAGCCGAGCTGCTGAATATCGACCCGGACGCCGTTCTCGGGAAGCTGGTCCGCATCTGGGCATGGGCTGATCAGCAGACAATAGACGGTAACGCTGGAAGCGTTACAAAGGGAGTACTCGACAGGCTCGCTTTTATTACAGGATTCGCTGATGCACTGATTACTGTTGGCTGGCTTGCATATGTCGACGAAAAGCTGGTCCTGCCTAACTTTGAGCGACACAACGGTGAATCATCGAAAAAACGGGCACTTACAAACAGAAGAGTCGCAGAACACCGGAAGCGTGAAACGCAAAATGTAACGCGCATAGCGTTACAAAAAGAGTTACCAGAGGAAGAGGAAGAGGAAGATATAAATAAAACCCCTCTCTCTGCGCGCGAAGAAATTCAAATTCCTCCCGTTGTTGTTCCAGGTATAGGGGAACCGATCGGCAAATTCGCCATGCATGAAAACTGGCAACCGTCAGATGACTTTGTCATGCGCGCCAGAATGTGGGGCCATGCACTACCTGCTGACGGGTACAAGAAATCAGAACTGATCGAATTCATCACCTACTGGATGGCGGAAGACAATGTGATGCAACACGTGCAGTGGGAGCAGAAGTTTGCCCGGCTGCTGATGAACAGGAGAAAAAGAGCGGCAGGAAAGCGCGGTGACAGCTCTGACGATGACGTACCACACTGGAACAGCCCTGAGGGCTGGAAGGATTTCTTATGAGTAACGTATTCGCAGCAATTCAGGATCGTGATGCTGGCGCACTGGCTCGCATGATGGGCCAGGGCAATCACCAGGAACAGCAGGACAACGTTGTAAACATCAGTGCAGAGCGTCTTGTCGATGCCCTGTTTAAACAGCTTAAGCAATTATTCCCAGCAGCAGAGCAAACCAACCTTAAGACCGTGCAACAGGAAACTGACGCGAAGCGCCAGTGGATCGCTGCATTCGCCGAAGGTGGGATACGTACCCGCGAGCAGGTATCGGCAGGAATGCGCCATGCCCGCGCCAGTGAATCACCGTTCTGGCCGTCGCCCGGACAGTTCATCAAGTGGTGCAAGGACAGCAAGATGGTGCTGGGCGTGAGCATAGAGGACGTGATGGGAGAGTTTCACCGTTACGCCAAAGAGAAAAGCCTCCAGCCTGGCGGTCCGGAGCGCTTCCCGTGGCGCCACCCGGTCATGTACTGGATTGTGTGCGATACACGCCGCGCGATGTACCAGCGCCAGCTGAGCGAGATTGAAGTTGAGAAGCATGCTCGCAAGCTGCTGGAGGAATGGGCTGCAAAAGTGGCGGCCGGTCACCAGATTCCGGATCCGGTTCTGAGCATCCAGGCTAAGCCAGAGCCGATACAAACACCAGCCGACACAGGGGAGAGTGCTTACCACCCTCCCGGGAAAAGCTTCGGATGCATGCCGAATGCCGCCACCCTGGGAGGACTGACACCGGCCCAGTGGCTGATGGAGGAATACCGGCGAGGGAAAGCGGCAGGACTCATCAAATAGCAAAGTAACACCGGCGCGGCAGCGCATTTTTTTACGCCTGTATAATTACCTTGAGGGTAACAAAATGTGCGCATGACTATTGATTTTAACCCGTATATGGAATTTAATTACCTGAGAGGTAAATCATGAGAAAGCAGTTACAGGCTCTTGGTCGACTCAAGACAGGCCAGATGAACAAGACGGAAGAGGATTATGCCGCACACCTGAAGCGCATCACAGGTACTGTCATCGCCTGGTACAAGTTTGAAGGTATCAAGCTGCGCCTGGCTGACAACACGTTCTACACGCCAGATTTCGCAGTGATGCTCACCACCGGCGAGATGGAGCTACACGAAGTGAAAGGGTTCTGGACCGACGACGCCAGGGTAAAAATCAAGGTCGCCGCCGACATGTACCCATTCACGTTCAGAGCGCTTAAGCCAATACCAAAAAGCAAAGGTGGCGGATGGAACTGTGAAACGTTCTGAAATAACGATCCTTTTTGATATCAACGTAATCAATAACTTATACGGGTAAGCGGGGGTAAATATGAAACCGAGTTATGAAGAGCTTGAAGCAAGATGTGCTGCGCTGGCTGCGGAGAATGCGGGGCTGAAGGATATCAACGCATGGTGCAAAACAGATGCATTCAAAAACATGTACCGCGAGTTTAAAACCGCCGAAGCTATTGGGTGCCACGACGTTGATTGCATGCATGACGCAATGCTGACGGCGATAATGCATGCACCAAAAACCCCGGCGACAGACGCTTTCCTGGCTGAAGTGCGGGCGCAGGGTGTGGAGAAGGTTATTGCTTATCACCGAGAGCGAGCTGATGCGCTACATCACGTTGACCGCAGCAATGCAATACGACACTCAATGGCGGCGCTAGATGCTTCTGACGTGGCAGCCCAACTTCGCCAGGAGGCAGCACAATGACCATCAGCAAACAGGCTCTGCGCCAAACAGCAGAGAAAGCTCAAGAGCACGGCGTGTTCAACATGGACATACATTCACAAACCGTGCTGGCGCTGCTGGATGAGCTGGAAGCCGCAGAGAAGCGGATTGCTGAGCTGGAGGAGACGCATGGTAAGCCAGTTATGTTTATCGATGGTGATATTTCACCTGCTGACGCCGAAAAGCTGGCGGCTGTAATTCGTGAATTCAACGAAGAAACAGAAACCCCGGCGGCACGAATGGCTCGAATTATTCGCGAAAACCCGCATCCGACAAACATGTGCGATATGCCAGCAGCAGCCGCTAAAGGAGAGTGAATGTGAAAAATTATCTCAGCAATTTAGCCAGCATGCTTCAGGGGATTGCAGGTGTCATTTCAGACGGCGAGCGGGTGCAGAAAGAGTGCCCTGCGCACTTAAAGTCAGCACTA